TTTTATGGCGCGATGATTCCCAAGTCTGCCAGTATTTCCGGGCACAGAAAATCTATGGCGGCACGCCACGGACCATCCTCACGGTTCGCATGCTCGGCGGCCAAGCCGCCCTCGATTCCGAGACCATCTCCCTTTTCGGCGGGTAAAACACCGCCCTAAAGGCCTTCAATTCACCCCGGCAGGCGAAGCAGGGGCAACGTAGGGGCCACAAAATCAAAAAGCAATGGTAAGGTAGCGGAAAGGGCCTGCAACCCCGTAAAAGAGGCTACAGGCCCCTTAGAATAGAAATGCTTACGGCGGGTAGGCTAACCGCCCGTGACTATCCGCATAAACTCGGTTTTTTGTGCCTCCCACGCAGCCTCCCACGCAGCCGCCCTCGCAGCCTCCCACGCAGCCGCCCTCGCAGCCTCCCACGCAGCCTCCCTCGCAGCCGCCCACGCAGCCTCCCTCGCAGCCAATAGCTCCTCGTCCGTCGCCGCATCCATGGCGTGCCGCTCTGCCACGTCCAGGGCCGCGACGCTACGCGGATCGTTCATCAAGTGCTGCACCCGCCGTGCGCACCAGACAGCGTATAGCCGCCACGTTCTGTCGTGCTGCGGCTCGGCCCGGCACGCCCACAGGGCGTCATCGAGACCGTTGATCTCCACGATCTTGGCGTACGCCAGCGGTTCGTCGTCGGCCTGCGTTTTACTCAGGCCGGTCAAAAGTTTTTTCCAGCCCGATTTACACGGGTTGTGCGCCTGTATTCGTCTCAAAGTCGTGAAAAGCATGGTGTTTCCTCCCCTATCGTTCGAGTTCCCGGCCTATTCCGACCCCCACCAGTACCAGCAGGACCGCGAAGCATGTTAAAATTATGGCGTCAAGAACCATTTTTTACACCCCCGTGGGTCGGTTTTTGATGGCGGTTCGAGCATCCATGTATGCCCGCTCAATCGCGGCCTGTTCAGGCGTCAAAAAAATGGTTTTCGGTGGCAACAAATATCGATCATCGTATGAATCCAGCATCCGTGTGCTGGATACGGGTGGCAATAGCTGGCCGTTTTCGAAATGCCATTCACGAGAGACGTTTAGGGCGGCCCTTTGTGCGTTTTTTTCTCGCGTCGCCCGTACGGCGTCCTCCCAGATTTTTTCCTCCTCCTCAGTTGCGGGTCGACAGGTCAGCCATGTGTCTACGTGGCCGTCTCCTGATTCTAAATCCAGGCCGTCTGTCCTCATTTCGAAGGGCATGGGTTATCCTCCTATTTTCAGAATTCTTAAAAAATCTGCCCGCTTGTGGTCAGCACGATAGTATAATTGTGGCGCTATTTTGCGCCAGGCCAAATCCTGGAAGGCGTCGTAGAGAGCCAAAAACCGAAGCGCCATTTTTCGCGCATGCGTATCGTTTCGCACGCCGAAGCGTTTGAAAATCATGGCCTTGGCCTGTTTCCATGTTACGCCGTCAGGGTCAACACTCGCGTCACATCCGCCGTAACACTGCCCATGGCTGGCCACGCGCAAAATAAATTCGCGCCGACCCCGCCTTAGTGTGTAGTAATCTGTCCCTGTTTCCGCACGGTGTTCACGGCATGAGGCGCCGATCATGGCGGCAAGTTTTTTTACGCGGTTCATCGCTACCCCCTCCTGTAAATTTTTTCCCACCGGAGAAACTCCTCCTCGTCGAACACCCAGGGGTCCGTTCGCCCTATGCTAAGCTTCCGCCGGGTCAACCGCCCCTTGGCGACGGCCTTTTCCAGGCATTCCGCCGCTCGCTGCGTGCTCACTCCCCATCGGTACGCTATCTGTCTGATTGTCAGGTCAGGCATGGGTTTACTCCTCCGCCCGGTACAAGGCCCCGGGCCGGGCGCGGTGTGGATTACCTTTCCCAAAACTTAATTTTTTCAATGTGTTCTGCTATGAAGGCCGGGATTGCCAAAAAGTAGACTTCGCCCGAAAAAACCCCGATTGCATACCAGGTATTTATGCTGGTCTGGCTGACCGGAGGATCAGTATCAACCAGCTTTACCGCCAGGTTTTGGCCGGCCGCGTTTTCCAGTATTTCCGCCGGTTTTACACCATAATGCTCGTATCTGACGCTTTCAAAGGTCGAATAGTATTCGACTACGCAAAATTTTGCGCTTTCTACGTGGTACGTGGTATTTTCCCGGATAATTCGGTCTGGCGATACGCGAGACCAGCCCGTTATTCTCTCCGGGCCGTTTTCAGCCCGAAAGCCTAATTCCGAAATAATAGTAGCCAAGCTCTCACACGCATACAACCTGGCCGTTGCGCGGTTCTTATCTTGCTTTTCCCGTTCGGCCCTTTCGGCCTTTTCGGCCTTTGCCATGGCCTTTTTTGCGGCCCTGGCGTCTTGATACTCAATCCCGTTTACCTCAATTACCATGGTGTCCTCCTTTTTGCCAAGCCTGCCCAATGCCTGCTTGATCGTGAGTAGAGGATAGCAGGGGCTTTAAGGCTTTGCAATAGTGCAAAGGACTGGTTTTTATCTAAGCCAAAAGTTTTTACCGGTCGTAGATTTTCAAGACCGTTGGTATCATTAGCTCTCAGCCATTTCGGCCTTCAAAAAATATTCTAAAATGTTAGCCTTGCCTAACATTCTTAGGGAAGGCTAAACCAGGGCAAGAGGCTTGCCGCCATTGGGTATCAGCCGTTTTAGAGGCGCGGACTACGCAGGGCAGGCAAGAGATGCCTCTGCGCACGATCTGCCATCCATCGAGGCTACACGAGCTCACAGGGGCTATCTTGTGCCAGGGCGCGCACCAGATGCCGGGTAGATAGGCACCTGGTGGTGGAGCCGGATAGCTCGCCGATTGCCGCACTGCGTCACGGTTGCGCGTCATGGCAATGTGGTTTATCTATGAATATCAAGCTGTTATGTCCAATGTCCGATAATAAACAATATGTAAACTTTTGATGGTTTGGTAATGATATCAATGGGTTACGCCTGGCTTGCGGGGGCGTGGCGACAAGCGAGCCTTACAGCGGCAAGGACTTGCCCTTGTCGTCAAGCAGGAGTGACGTGGAGAGGTTATAGGTACGCTCCTGTGGGTTTGCCCTGCCGGGTAGGTGTCGGCGCCATCCAGCGAGGGCACAGGAAGTCAGAGGCGGCAATCTGAGGCTCACGGGGGGTGGCAAAAACGAAGTTGTAGATTTTAAAATGGGGAGTATCGCTGTGTATAAAATCTCCTCTCCCTCTGCCAACCCGAAGTACCTACCCTACAGGCCCCCCTATGATCGAAATCCTCCGGAAAAATTTTCTATATTTTTGGGGGTGATGGGAGGCGGGAATGTTAAGGTTCTTTTCCCTTCCTTCCCCCCACACCCCCTAACTAACCTATATCTCTTAATCTAGCACGAATTAACAGATTAAATACAACTACCAACTACGTCTATTCCGCTAGTAGCTTTGAGATCGTGTTTTTGGGGGTTTGGGATGTGAGACTGGGATAGGCGAGAACGTGTGCACGGATTTTCGCATATTTGGTTTATGGACAAAAAGGCAGCCGGTTTTTTTGTGTAATTTTGTCCGTAAGCTTCGCGTTGCATTCCTGCAACATTTTCCTTGACCTGGTGATAAATTATGTGATAAGGGGGCGATAAGGCTAATCTTATTGGATATTGGGGTGGGAAAAGTGAGCCTTCTTGAGGTCAAGAAAAACCGAGCTTGCCGGATGGCGGAGAAGGCGGAGAGGCTTGCGACTATGGCTGGCGACGCGGTTGTCGCGGCCGAAATCGAGGTAGAGGAGTTTGCGAAGCAGCAGGCGGATAGACTGGCAAAGAGGAAAATTCTTGCGTTAGAGGGTGCGGCGACATACGGGACACGGAGGGGCGCATGCCGGGCTTCGAGGACTTCGTGGAAGGAATTTCATCAGTGGCTTCGTGAGGACCAGGAGTTTAAAGATGCGTTCGAGGATGCGATTTTGCAGCACATAGACCTACTTGAGGACACTCTTTTTGACCGGGCAATAAACGGAATACCGAAGGACTGGCCGGCGGTTTTTGACCCGCGCTATCTACAGATGGCACTGGAGGGTCGGCACCCGGCTTACGGAAAGAAGCGGGTTGAGGTGTCGGGTGGGGCCGATTTTATGGAGAAGCTGAAGGAGGTTCTTTCCGCTCCGTTGGCGGAACTTGGCCGTGTCGTGGTTGATGCGGCGATAGAAGAAGCCGCCGTGGGTGGTGATGTGATGCAGATAGAGGCAGACGCGGGGGTTGAGATTACGGACGAGGCCGTTTGCCGGCCGGACGAGAAAGACGCCGTTGGGTAACCAATCCACGATGACGCCGGTGGAAATTTTACAGGAATGCGGGCTGATGAACCCGCGTTTGTGGCGTGACCGTGTGCAGACGGAGAAGGCGTACAAGAAGGCGATGGACGCGGCGTTGGGTGTGGGCGGGGTAGCGCTTGCTCAGGTTTACAGGTATTTATGCCTGAATGACCTGTATTTTTTGATGGTTTATGCGCTTGGCCGGGTGGACATGCGCCGGAACTGGATTTTTGACCGGTGCGGAGAGGTGCAGAAGGAGCCGGATGAGCGAATAGACTTATGGGCCAGGGGGCATTTTAAAAGCTCCGCCATTACGTTTGGCAAAACCATTCAGGATATTTTGAACGATCCCGAGATTACAATCGGGATTTTTTCGCATACGAGGACGATAGCTAAGGGTTTTTTGAGGCAGATCAAGGCAGAGTTTGAGGGAAATGCACGGCTTAGAACCATCTTTGCGGACGTTCTTTTTGAAGACCCGAAGAAGGAAGCGCCCACCTGGTCGGAAGATAACGGGATAATTGTTCGCCGGAAGGGAAACCCGAAGGAAGCCACGGTAGAGGCGTGGGGATTGGTGGACGGGCAGCCGACGGCGAAGCACTTCAAGCTCATCGTTTACGACGACGTAGTGACGGTGGAGTCGGTTTCGACGCCGGAACAGATACGCAAGACGAACGAGGCGTGGGAGCTTTCGCGGAACTTGGCGTCTGAAGATGGCAAGGCGCGGGTGGTCGGGACGCGGTATCATTTTGCGGACACGTACAAGGCCATTCAGAACAAGGGCGGTTTCACCCCAAGGATACACCCGGCGACCCATGACGGAACAGCGACCGGGCGCCCGGTGTTGTTTTCTGCGGAGGCGCTGGCTGCGAAGCGCCGGGAGATGGGGCCTTACGTTTATGCGTGCCAGATGTTGCTTAATCCGGTGGCGGAAGGGATTCAGTCGTTTCTTCCTAGCTGGATCAAGAAATGGCATGCAAAGTCATGGGAACATCTGAACAATTACATCTTTGTGGACCCTGCCGGGGAGAAGAAGAAGACGAACGACTATACTTCCATGTTTGTGGTGGGGCTTGGAAGTGACCGCAAATATTACATTCTGGAAATGTTTCGAGACCGGCTAAACCTGACGGAAAGGGCAGAGGAGCTTTTCCGACTGGTGCATAAATATCAGCCGATTGGTGTGGGCTACGAAAAATTTGGTTTACAAGCGGACATCGAGCATATAGAATTTCTGCAAAACGAGCGGAATTTTCGATTCAATATCACTACTTTGTCAAGTACGCAGCCGAAGAACGACCGGATAAGGAAACTTGTCCCGATATTTGAAGCAGGAGACATTTACTTGCCGGAGGAGTGCCAAAGGACGCAGTACGACGGGAAGCGGATAGAGCAGGTAAAGGACTTTATTGACAACGAATATTCCGCGTTTCCTGTGTGCGAACATGATGACAGGCTTGACTGCCTGGCGCAACTGAGGCATCCGGACATGATGCCGCTGCTAAATTTTCCGATCACCAACATGGCCCCCAAGGCGGTTACGCTGGCGGCCGGGGACTGGAACGCTGTGTGGGGCACAGGAGGTAAAGGAGATACGGCTTTTAACCTGGATTGACCAGGCCAAAACACCATCAATGGAGGCGGAAACATGAAGCGAGTAAAGTGCTTTTTGGGATTTATCGTACTGGCGGCCGTGGTGTTGGCCATGGTTCCGGGCGGGCCGGTGTTTGCGGCGGCTTTGAACGACAAGGCCGTGACGGTGGGAGGGTCCAGGGCCACGTATTCGATCTATGACGAGGATACCATGTCCTCGGACTCTGCAACCGGGTTCGCGACACAGCAGAGCATCAAGGCTTACGTGGGCGCAACTGCGGTTGACCTTGCGGCCAGCACCGCGACGGCGTACACGGCGGCCTTGAGCGAGACGGCCAATACCAACGGGTACACCGTGACGGTAGCGGACGACACGTTCGCGGCCGGGCAGGCGTACAGGTTCACCTTTACCGGGAACAAAAGCGCGACCAACGCAATCGGTAACGTGGCCTTGTACGTGGATGACGCCGAGATTGCGGTCCTTCATGTGGCGGCGGCTACCTCCGGCGACTTCTCCGGGTGGTTTATCCTCCAGGAGTACACCGACTGGGCACACCAGCTGGTTTATGGGTCGTTGCAATGCGCGACAGCAGCGGACGGAGACGCCGACAACTCGACCGACACGACCAATTTTGCAGGAGGTGCGGTCAGCGTGGCCGTCCGAATAACGAGCGGCCACGCATCGGATACGATGACCATCTACTCGGTCTTGGTGGAAAAGCTACCGTAAGGGGGCCTTGTGAACGTCTGGCATGTGCTTCTTTCGTTCCTGATGGGTTTTGGAGCCTGCTTTGCCGGGGTTTCTCTTGGCGGATATTTGGTTTTTCGCACGAAGCGGGAACCATGGGAGCCGATGCTTTCCATGAAGCAGCCCAAGGGGGAAGCGTTCAACGTCGGGGATGATACCGGAGAGCCGGATGCCGAGCCTGCGGGACTGCCGCCTATCATCCAAAAAATGAACGAAAAATGGCTGCGGCAGCAGGCCGAAATAGACGCCAGGAAACCCGAGGGGGAAGAATAAATGCAGATGCTCATAAGATGCAGAAATTGCAAGGTCATTCACCACGAGACCACGGAGCATTACCGGAATGACATGCCGGTACAGGGGCGTATGCTTCGCCTCATTGAGCCATGGAAGGGGTACGGATGGCCGGAATTCTCGCCTTACGACACCTGGGACGCGCTGCAATGTCCCAACTGCGGAGCCCCGATACCTGGGCAGGATGGCAGGGTCCGGCCGATTTCTGCCGAGACTCCGGCTGTCGCTCCTCTCGTGTCGCCGCCGGTCGAAAAAAGCGTTTTACAAGACCCAAAGTTTGCCCAGCCAGAGCCGGTCCCGCCAACCGGCGAAGGCACCGCCAGTCCGGGGGCAGTCCAGGAACCATCGGAGAACACCTCCCGCTCCGACCTGGGCTCCCCCGGACACTCCTGCAAACAGCAGAACGGTTCAGGACAGACGGTTTATGTCTGCCCTGATTGCGGCAAGGGATGCCGGACGATGGCCGGCCTTGTGAACCATAGAAGGATTGCTCATGCCCACGGATAGCAAATGGTCATTGACCAACACGCCGCCGGCTGGCGACACCGACGAGGCCAGGGCGGAAGTGGCTCGGTTCGCATGGGAGCTTTTTGCCCGCGCAAGGGATAACCGCGACCGCCTGCAACTTCGGGAAAGGTGGCTGCAAAACTACCGGCTTTACCGTGGCGAGCACAGAACCAATATCGGCTGGAACAAAATCAGAAAAACACTTATGAGCGTCAACCTGTTTTTTGCCAACGTGGAAAGAACGGTTGCGAGTATCACGGCAAGGGACCCTTCGGCCGAAGTGGTGGACCTCGATTTTTCGCGGGACATGGACGAGGGCCAAAGCGAGGAAGAAGTTTCCGCCGCCGATAGGTTGACAGCAAAGATTCGTAAATGGTGGAAGGATACGAACCAGTATCAACTACTGGCGGAAACCACCAGGAACATGGAAATCTACGGGCCGACGTTTGAAAAGGCGATCTGGAACATTCAAAAAGGTGAGCCCGGCATTGTCGTGGTTGATCCGTTCGCCATCTTCCCGGCCCCTGGATATACCAGGGTAGAGGACTGCCCCTATATCTGCCACGCATACCCGGAGCCGGTGGACGGCGTGGAGGCCCTTTTCAGCGTCAAGGGCGTGCGGGCGGAAGGCGATTGGAATCTACTTGGCGAGGAGAGGGAAAACCTTCGGCCTACCGTCTCCGGCATTCAAGCCCCTGCGGTAAACTACCAGGGCGGATTTACGCCCGCAAGTGGATCTTGGGGGCAGATAGACAGCATACGCGAAAAGCGGGCCTTGGTGGTCGAGGTTTGGCTTAAAGACAACACCATGGAGCAGGTGCAGCAACCGGAGCAGTTCGACCCGGAAACCGGGCTTCCAATGCCGACCACCTTTGTCGAGAGGAAGAAATATCCCGGCGGCATCCGGGTAATCACCGTTACGAACAGCGGCCAGGTGCTTTTGCACGACGGCCCGAATCCGTATGTAAACCCGGCATTTCCAAGGGATGTGGCGCAAAATTCCTGGTTGTATGACCGCTTCCCATTTTGGGGCGCGAACTCGTACAAGGATTCGACTTCCATTTGGGGTTTTTCAGCGGCGGAGGTTACGGGAGACCTGATTTTCCAGATTGACGAGATCATCAGCCGAATTGCGACGTACCTTAACCGGATGATTTCCCCGCCGCTGATTCTTCCGCAAGGGTGTGGAATTACCAAGGAAATGATAAACACCAAGCCAAACTTGGTGCTCATGCCGACAAACCCAATGATGAGCCAGTACATCCGGTTCATGCCGTTGCCGAACCTACCGACCGATTTTTATGAGGGGATAAGCCTTTTTCTGAGCCTTTTCGACCGGGTTTACCAGATTGAAAACGCGGACCGCGGGCTTGCGCCGAAGGGCGTTGTGGCGGCGAGCGCGATTGTGGCTTTGCAGGAACGGAACGCGGTTCTGATAGGGCATAAAATCAAGTCGGTTGACGCACTGGTGGAGAACCGTGGCCGTGCGGCAGTGTCCCTGATGCAGAATTTTGCCTACTCCGAGGAGCCGGTTGCCGTAGAAGACAAGACGGTCGGATTCCGGGGAACCGACTACATTGGCCGGAGATTTTCCTTCGAGGTGGAAAGCGGGAGCACTACGCCAAGGACCACGTTGCAGATTCAGGAACAGGCTGCGCAACTTTACAAACTCCGGGCGATTGACGCAAGGGCGCTTTTGGAGACGTTGAACTTCCCGAAGTGGCGGCAGATAATCGAGCGAATGGGCGAGGACCAACTTGACATGGCGCTGAATGTGCTGATTCAGGCAGGGTTGCCGCAGCAGGACGCCATGACGCTCAAGCAGCTTCTCTTGCAGCCGCAGGGTGGACCAGGAGACGCAGGCGGGCAGAACGGAACGGGCTCACAAGAGAAGGAAAGGAAGGCGATTCCGACCGGCAGGGGAACCACGCCTGGGACACCAAGGGCGATGCAGGGCGAACGACCACAATAACGGGAGGCGGTGACTAATGCAAGACAAGAAGGACGACAAAGCCAAAGACTGGACGCCGAAGCGCATAGCGAGCATCACGATAGAGCTTTATGAGGACGGCGGGGTTTCCGTCAAGCCGTCCGGTCCGGCGACCGTAGTGGCCCTCCTGGACCTTCTGAACGACGCCAGTAGGGTCATCTTGAAGAAGGAACTACAGAGGCAGGTAGCTGCCCTACAGGAAGCCAGGAGCCCAATCCAGCGGCCGAAGATGGTTTTCCCGGTGGGCCACGGCGGGAAGGGATAAACGATGCCTCTTTACGACTTTGAATGCGCCACATGCGGGAAACAGGTGGAACAATTCCTTTTCCTGGCCGAGCTTGACGCCTGGCCGAAGGGGAATAAGTGCCAGTGCGGTGGCACGTTCAAGCGGGTTTTGACGCCGGGGCATGGCGGGGTTCAATCGGACACCCCGCTATGGCTGAACAGTCAGGTCCGAGAGGCATTGCAGGATAGCGACCGGGTAAGGGCGAGGCTGGAAAAGCCCATCGAGACCCGAGGCGAATGGAAGCGTCACCTCAAGGACAAGGGTATGGTGGCGGTAGGATGAATGAAAAGACCCTAAAGAACCTCATCATGGCCCTTATCCGTGGGTTCAAATTCACGGTTTCCCTTCTTGAGAAGGTGCAGAAGGGCGAGGAAGTTTAACTTGACATAATCGGCCGCCTCTCGCTTGGCGAAACGCAGCCGTAACACCACAAACCGGAAACGCCTTACCAGGCCTCTCCGAGGGCATAACGCCCTTGGGAGGCTTTTTTGTTTTTGCGGGATACCCGGACAACGGCCCCGCGCAACGGTTTCATTCCGGCCCGGAAACGGACACCCGGAGAAAGGAAGCGAACACATGGAGACGAAAGTGCAGACGGTTGACATGGGTGAAGGCAGGGTTGCGGTTCCGTCCATCGCGGCGCAGGCAACCAAAGAAGCGGCTCCGGGAGCCCCTCCTGTGGTTGCTCCGGTAACGCCGGAACAGGCCAAGTTGTTTGCCGGAAAGTACAAGAGCCCGGAGGAACTTGAAACGGCGTACCAAAATGCGGAGAAGGCCCTTGGCGAAAGGTCCACGGAGATAGGGGAAACCCGCAAGGTGATTTCGGCGCTTGCCCGCCAGAACGAGATACTGGCGCAGACCATGGCGAGCGCTCGCACCACCCAGGCGGCCCCCGAGCGGACCGTTGACCCTCAGCAGGCTTACGACGCTGCCGTGGACAACATCCAGAAGCGGCTTGACGCCGGCGAGATTGACTACGGCCAAGCGTTCAAGGAGGCGACCAGGTTGAACGCGGAACAAGCCTCCCGTGTGGCCGTGACGCAGGCGCAGGGCATCGTGGAGAACATGCGGCGTGAACAGAACAGCGCCAGCATCTACTCCAAGTTCGTGTCGGAAAATCCGGATTTTGAACAACTTCGGGATTCCGGCGCGTTGCAGCCAATCATCCAGTCGAACCCCATGCACGACCCCGTAAGCGCGTACTACGTTTACAAGAGCATGGAAACCCTCAGCGCAAAAGAAGCAGCGGCAAAAGAAGCCTACGAGCGGGGCAGGGCCGAAGCGGCCGCCATCGCCAAGGGAACGGAACAAACGAAGGCGGTCTTGGCCCAGCCCGGCACGACCGTCAGGGAAGTTAACCCGCAAAAACCAAACAAAATGCCCACCAGCGCGGAACTCCGCGAAACCGGCATGGCAACCCTTGCACGATTGAGGGGTGCGGCCGGGTAGGATTTGCCGCTGATGGGCTGTAAAGGAGAAACACAATGGCTCTCACGCTTTCCGAAATCCAGGCAGTAACCAATGATGTTTGCGACAGGATTCCGCATGACATCTATTTTTCCGACAACGTACTCCTGTGGAAACTCATGGGCAAGGGCGGGTTCGAGGCCAACATGGTCGAGCCCGGCGAGACGGTGGACGGCGGCGAGTATATCCGGGTCATCCTGGAATACGCAGCCGCGCACACCGGGTCTTACGGCGCGGAAACGACCATCGCGCAGTCCAGAAAGGACATCTTCAACGCGGCCCGGTTCCGTTGGTCAGGTTACTACGCCTCCAATGCGATTGACCTGAACGACCGGATCAAAAATTCCGGCGAGAGCGCCTTCATTGACCTCATCACCGGGAAACTCGCCAACATCCGCAAGTCCATCCGGGACAAGATGGGCACGGACGCATATGCGTCCGCAGCCGATTCCTTCTCCATGCTTGGCCTGGGCAACATGTTCAGCACCAGCACCTCAACCACCTACGGCGGCATCGCCGAGGACGACATGAGCATGTGGAAGGCGAACAGCGCCGGTACGTCCGGGAGCATCAACTTCGCCATCATGCAGCTCATCCGGCGTACCGCGCAGAACGGGCAGAACGCTTCCGACAAACCCGACCTGTACATCATGACCCAGCTTCTCCTGGACGCCTTCGAGAACACCCTCCAGGTGCAGGCCCGCTATTCCGACAAGGAAATGGTTGACGCGGGTTTCGCCAACATCTTGTTCGGGGGCGCTCCGTGCGTGGCCGACGACAAGCAGACGACCGGCTACTGCGACGGCCTGAACACCCGTTACCTAAAGGTCAAGACCCATAAGGATTTTGCCTTCACCATGCCGAAATGGGAGTACGACAAGGAGCAGCCTGACAACCTGGTGGCAAATACCAGGTGGATCGGGCAGCTTGTGTGCTCGAACCGGAAGGCACACGCCCGCCATACCGGCCTGACCGCCTAAGCCTGGATGAACCAATAAACCAACGGGCCGCTTGAGGACGGCGGCGGCCCGCCAACCAAAAAGGAGCAATGACATGATCTCGAACAACCTGATTCAGCTGGGGCTTATCGGGCTCAACTCGGCCGGGACGTACTTTTTCACGATGCCCTACAGGGCCAAAGTGAAGACCATCTACGCCACGGCGCAGAACTCCGACATCGGAGACGCCGACACCGTTACCATATACGACGGTTTGGCCGGGACCAACACCGTGGGAGTGGCAACATTCGACAGCGATATCGCGGCCGGAGCCAAGGCTACCTATGCAAAAAACGCGACCTACGGCGAGACCATCTACGCCGCCGGGACCGTGGTCAAGGTAGTGGTTTCCGCCCTGGACGCTGCCGGGGATCGCGTCAACGTGCAGATCGAACTCGATCCCTACGCCGTGAGCGCGTAGGACTGAAAAGGAAGACCCATGGCGACCAAAGCACAGCTAATCACAAGGATTCGGCAACTTGTCCAAGACATGTCCGTTTCCGACGATACGCTCCTTTCCTTCGTGAACGAAGGTTACGCCATGATAGCGGCGGGGATGCTCATGCCTGACGGC